TCGAAAGCCGCCAGCGCATCCTGGACTGCACCATCCGCAACGTCCGCCAATTCCTCTCCGGCACCCCGGAAAATAACGTGTGGGGGTAAGCTGCCTGATCTCATGCAGCAAGAGCACCGTATTTCGTGAAATACGGTGCTCTTGTACGTTTCCCGGCACATCGGCAGCTGATTCAGGCCTCCAGTTTTGCGGAATCTGTCGTATATTGCCCCGCAGTCCATCACCTGCATAAAAATCGCCCGGTCATCCTGCGGATGGCCGGGCGATTTCATGGGTTCACGGGCGGATGATGCAGTCGGCCTGGAGCTGCTTTTCGGCAATGACGTACATGTTGGTCGCCTCGCCGACGCGGAGCTTTTCGGTCAGGCCGTAGTAATTGAGGCAGGTGCCGCAGGTCAGGATCTCGACGCCTTGGCTCTGCAGCGCCTGCAGATCCTCGAGCGAGGCCGAGCCTTCACAGGTGACGGCCGCGCCGCCGTTGTAAAACAGGATCGCCGCGGGCAGCGTCTCCTGCTGCGTGAGCGCGAACAAGAACGCCTTGAGCAGAGCTCTGCCGAGCTCCTCGTTCCCCTCGCCCATGTGGTCGGCCGAGATGATGACGACGGTCTTTTTCTGCGCCGCCGGGGCAGTGCAGGCAATCGCCTCCTCCTTCGGCAGCTCCGCGCCCTCCGCCGCGGTGATGGTGACGCGGTATTCGGCGTCCGAGATCGTCTCGACCTCGATGCTGCAGCCCTTGCTCTCGGCCAGCCGTCGGAGATTCTGCACCGCCGTTTCATTGTCGACCAGCGTCTCCACGCTCCCCGCGCCGCCGAGCGACTGCAGCGCCCGCAGCGTCTTCACGACCGGCAGCGGGCAGGCCTCCCCCATCGCATTGATCCGGATCATAACTCTTCCTCCTTCGTGCTCCTGTCAGGAATATAACGTCTGCCTACAGTATATCCCCTCCCCGCCCCGGATGCAAGCATTTTCGCCGCATCAGCGGTCACGATTTTGAGAGGAGGCGCGACGGAGCGGGTGAGAGATGACTTTTTGATGCAACGCATAAAAAAGTCGTCGCGAACTAGCGCAGTCCGCGACGACGATGTCTGATCGCTACACAAAAGATGAAATCCTTCCCCCAATCAAATCTGTGTATAGGGAAGGCTTTCCAAGCGCACCTCGTAAAGCTGATTCTCTCTGCACAGTTGATTTGCTTCATAAAAAGCGACCTTTGCACAAATGAGATAAATCCGAATCATTTTGGCAGTGTATGCTTCTATGTGCGCATATCCCATATAAGCACACCTGTGTACACTATACAAATATGCCAGCATCCCCGCATCATAGCAGTCGGCACAATGCGCTTGTGCCGGAAAAATATGCATTATTCTTAGCGTTCTTTTGATGCAGTGCTCTGCAACATCCTCAAACGGGTATTTCAGCAGGAGCAAATCAGCACGTTCTGCGTGATTCCTGCGCCCCCGTTCGATTGCTCGATAGCAGTATTCTCCGATTAATATGATTTTTCCAGTTTCTTTTGGTCTTTGCTTTTACCGTGCTCACGTGTCCCGAAAAACTCGTCTTTGCGTTTTAAGACTGGGTCATACCAGTCAGCCTTCTGCCTTGCCCACTTGACCCAGGCAGCGCCTTCCTCCGTAAGTTCTCCGCGCTGTTCAACCGCAGAGACATATGCCCTGATTCTGCAAGCGACCTCAAAATCCTCCGCTTCATGCACGAGCGCGTTGGTTCGGTCTACTTCCTGGTTATACCGCTCACGCCGGGCCTTTCGCTGTCGTTCTTCCTCTTCTCGCTTACGCGCAGCTTCTTCGCGTGCTTCTCGTTCGATACGCAGTGTATTCGCTGCCTCGTAGAGCAAAACAATGATATCGCCCAGCCGGTCTTCAATTACGTAAGATTTACAGTCGCGAAAGCCTTTTTCCTTGCCCACTGCGAGAGATAGCTTCCCATTATACACATGATCATATTTTCGGATATTCGGCTTTGATGCCCATGAATATTTCCGCTTTTCTTCTTCGTATTTGAGAAGCTGTATATTCTCTTCTCGTGTCGGAATATGCTCCACCGTATCTTGTGATTCAGAAACGGATAGAGAAACCGTTTCCCCATTGACGACGAACTTCAGATCATCTGTCAGAGAACAGCCAAGGGGTTCGATTGCTTTGATCAAAGCATCAAAAATGCGGCAAACTCTTGGCAGCGCCGTCTCAGATATCGTGTCAGCAAGAAATGGAACAGTCTCTTTATTTTGTCTGTTCCGGTACGAAGCCTTGTTTCGATTTTCCTTTTGCCAGACAGCGATTTTCTTTCTATGGGCAATAATTTTAGGGTGCATTCTGGAATTTTCATCCGGTAAAATGATTTGCGCTGCAACGGACAAAACAGCGGATTTCTCTTCTGGCGTCAGGAACTGGAGGACCTCAGCTGCGGTTTGCGGTCGTGCTTCAAGACCGGTCCTAACACCGGACTTTGCTGCCGGTTTGTCGCTGTGCGGTAGCGGTCCTCATTGTGAACAGCATATCCGATCGGCAGCAGGTTGTTGCGCATACCCAAAGTAAGGATATTTGGCGAGATGCTGAGGTAATCCGCCGCGATTTTTATGGTGATCTTTGCAGCATTACAGATCTCGTCATCGGTGTACTTCCCCATACAGTTCACCTCCTCCCAGCAGGACTTGCCAATTTTATATTATAACATAATTCGGCAAACATAAGATGATGAATGAAGTAAACTGTCAAAAAATCTCCAGAGCGCATTGTTTTTTAGGAGGATTCATTCTCCGGAAGCCCGGAAATCTTCTCGTTTCATGCGGTTGCGGTCATAAACTTTCCCGCTCGGTACGCTGCGCGTCACGGGCGATATCCCGTACCAGCTTCCGCGTTTTCTGCTGTGAAATTCCTTCTGCGCTCGTTTACTCTGTTTCTTTAACGGTACTGTATTGGTCATACTTCATCCCCCTTTAGTTTTACATTTGCATTACAAACCGCGTTTTCGTCTTGCGTCCGGTTGTCATCTCTGATATTTTGTAATATCACAATCTTAAAGGAGGCAAGCAAAATGGACTTGAAGACATTCCCTGTGATCGACTCTGTCGCAACGGGAAACAACATCCGCCGTCTGCGCATGGAGCGCGGCTTAACCGTCCGGGAGCTGCAAAGCTACTTTGGCTTTGAAGAACCACGCGCGATCTACAAGTGGCAGAAGGGCGAGAGCCTGCCAACGGTGGACAATCTCTACGCGCTCGGAGCGCTCTTTGAGGTTCCGATGAATCAGATTCTGGTTCCTGTTATAAAACTGCATATCGTCAGTGAGCAGCAGGCTGAGCCCTGCTGCTCAAATTTGTTTTTCCCCGGCTATTTTGGATACGGCAAGCGTCCGATGCAGCTTCCACCATTTGCTCCGTTCGCGCGGCTTACTGCGTGACAAGTCACACATTCAGCTTGGCGCACGGAAAGATCCGAATTTGATCGTGATTGATCTCGTAACCAGCGAGTCAGGCTTGTACGCCTTACATATGGAGATGTTTGATTGAAAGAGGGCAAGCGCAAGATATCGAAAAAGCGGTTCTGACGGAAGAACGTCTGGCGAGGATGGAAAAGCGGGGCGCTTCTTTTTCATTCCATAAAAGCTCGTAGGGTGAGCCAAACCAGAATATCTTTCTAAAAGTGTGCAGCGTTATCGTTCATCTGCACCTGAACCGGTATCCGCATTCTCCTGGCTTGCCGCATCCAAAATAGCCGCGTACGCCGGGGCGTTATGCCCCGGCGGTTTCTGTGTACGTCTCGAATGCTTCGGCAAAGCTGGCGTTCACATCAAAGGGCGGCGCATAGTCCACCTTCGACGTGACAAGGCACAGATCGATTCTGGTGGAAGTCTCATCCGCCTGCTGATTGAGCTTGCCGAGTGCAGCACAGATGACCTTGCGGTCGTAGTTGATAGTCCTGCCGGGATTCGTCGATATAAGGCCGCATTACACAGAACACTGTAAATGCAACGGGCGTCAGATCCGCAGCATCAATATCTTCGCCGTCGAAATATCGGAATGCAGCCTTGAGGCCGATTCCTGCATCTTCGTCAGATACAGATTCGATCACGGCTCGCTGGTGGTAGAACATCTTCCACCATGTTGCACGTTTTTCTTTCGTCATTGCCGCCCCCTCACGCCACAGTGAACCGGCGGCTGGTGCTGGACTTGGTGAAGCGCTCGGCCAGCTCCGGCATGGCCTTCTTGAATGCCGTGCTGTCAAAGCGGCTGCTCGTCACAGCCTTCCAGGTGATCCTGTAATCCGTGCCCGTCAGCGTGTCGGTGTCGATGGTGGTCATGTGCGCCTTGATCGCGTCCTGGATGCTCTCGATCTCGGCTGTCAGCTCGTCGGCCATGCGGCGAAGTTCGCGAAGCTCATTGACCTTGCTCTGAATTTCTGTGTTGCTCATGTGGAAACCCCTTTCCTTTTTCGGCGGGCTGTGCTATACTGCAAGCAGCCCTTTTCGGCTGCGCTTCCGGTTTGCTTTCCACGGCCTCCGGGAGCGCTTTTCTTTGTCTTGGGGAACTCCGGCGGCTGGGGGCTTTCAACTGATCTCGTGAGCTTTGCTGCACTTTGCTGTTCCTTCCCAACTCTTGTAGATGTTCTTCACCCATCTTCTGCCGGTGTCTGAACTGTTTTCGTTTGTTCCCCTTGACTGCCATTATGATATCATATCTACCGGTAGATAGCAATAGGCGATATCCACAAATATCTACCGGTAGATTTGTACATTATGTATCTACCGGTAGATTCTCTTTTGATGTATAATATGCTTATAAAAGCGAAAGGAGTTAGATATGCCAGAGAAAACAGAGGCACAAAAACGCGCACAGAAAAACTACATGGACAAATTCGTTCGTGTTGAGATTCGTATGACAGCAGAACAGCGCGAAGAAGTACAGGCCCACGCCGAAGCGCAGGGCGAAAGCACGAACGGCTTTATCAACCGCGCGATCTCGGAGACGATGGAACGGGACGGGAAGCCGAAAACGGATTGACAACGGTGGGAAACGCCGTATAATGGGAACATGAGGTGAAGCAAGATGTTAGACGAAAAAGATTTGCAGGCTATCCGGGAAATGATTCAGGAATCCGAGCAGCGTATGACTGCGAAGATGGAGGAATCCGAGCAGCGCATGAGCGCGAAGGTGGAGGAATCCGCAAGCCAGACCCTGAAGGATGCGATGCAGGGCGCTTCGGTTCTGATGGAATCTTATTTCGGGCCGAAGTTCAAGCTGCTGTTTGAGAATCAGCAGACCATGATGGAAACACTTGCACCGAAGAGCCGGGTTGACGAGCTGGAGGAAGAGGTTGCATTCCTGCGATCGATCATCCGCCAGCACAGCCGGGAAATCGAAGAGCTGAAACACGCATGATACAGAAGACCGCGGGGAATGCCCGGCGGTCTTTTTGCGTATATGCCGCTGTGAGGCCGTACAAGCCCCGCGGTGGCGTTTTTACGTTTCCTATATAAACGAAGCGGGTACGACGCTTCTGCGGCTGCGTGCGGCGTTATAACAGGTACAGAGCAAACAGGCGTTTGCTTGTCGAAACTTGATGTGCATGAAATGATACTGATAGGCCCCGGCTGCGCACCGTGCCTGCTGCGCGTACGTGCACCAGTAAGCCCAGGCTGCAGGCCATTAAGGCCCCGCGCTGCGCGTGTGCGCAGGCTCAGCCGACTACCCCTCCATCAAATCAAGGGGGGCATAGGGGGAGGGTGGCGGAAAAACACCCGGGTGGTTTTAATCTTACGTATATATTACATCGAACACCCGCGTACATCCCGCCTCAAAGTGAGAAGTTGACATAACTGCACTCGTATGCCATACTGGGGGTACCAGAAAAACAGGGGGCACTCTTTCGGAATGGCAACACGGAAAAAATCAAAAACGAAGAAAAAGAGCCGGAGCGCAGAAGATGACCGGTCTGTAACCTACGAAGAAGCTATGTATAATCTGCTTTGCAAGGTCTATGGCCCGCCGACATCGCTGATCCAGAAGCCCAAGACAGCCGCACAGAAAAAGCGGGAGCAGGCGGCCTGGAAGAAAGCCATGGACGATCGGAAGCTGGAACACTGGCGCGTCAGCGAACTTTTCTGAATCAAGCAGCAGCGCAGCGGCCCGGTATGGACTGCTGCGCTGTTTTCTTGCTGGATTTGATTGACACGATCAGACGCCTGTGGTACATTGGTGCTGAAAGATGCAGCTGATGAGACACCGGTCGAAAGGGGCGAATCGCCCGAGCGCCCACCGTCCAAGGCTGCATTTGCGCTCCTACGGTCCCGGTAACCCCGCTTTCAGCGGTGACCCCGGTCTTGATTGCCGTAGGAGCGTTTTTCTATGCCCGCAGGCTTATTTGAGTCTCGACCAGATTTTATCCTTTGTTTTCTGCGAATCCGTACCGGACATGATAAGCGCGACCTGATATTTCTGCTCCTGCGTCAGGTCTGTAGTGTTCAGATAGTCGCAGAACCATGTCCACGTGTTTTTGTAGCCAGCAGCCTTGCGTTCTTCTTCGCTTGGCCGGTCTTCATACTCGACGATCGCGTCAATGTAATCCGCCATCTTCGCGCCAGTGTCCCGAACGTTTTTCGACCAGCCTGCCTGATACGAAGTTGTAAGCTCGCTCTTGGCGTCGGCTGTTTTGATGTTGCCCTTGCGAAGCTGGTCTGCCAGATAGCTGTAGGTCTTGACACTGTCAGAGTAGAAGCCCATGCGGACAGCAGATTTCTGATCGTCCGTCCAGCTCTGTTTGTCGAGCCATGCGTCGAACTGGTCCTGCGCGCTGCTTGTGACCTTGCCGTCCTCGTCCTTGACATCCTTCATCCCGGCATGAGCGTTTGCCGCCTGCAGCGCCATTTCCGGCGTTACCTTCGCGCTCCGGCCGAAGCGATCGTATGCCATGACCTCCTTGTCGCTCAGAACAGCCAGCGCCATTGCATCGTTGAGCTCGCCATGCCGGTATGCCTTCAGATACTCGTCGGCTTTCGTCCCGCTCTTGTTCGTGTCGGTATAGCGGGATTCGATAGCTTTGTCCATGAAGTACCGCGCCATCTCCTTGCTGTTCTTGTCCGCAAGCTCCTTCTGCGTCTCGGTCAGCTCGCCGCCATACTTGGCAGCCTCGACCGCCGAGAAGTAGGTGTTCGCCTTTTCCTTCGCAGAGTTGAAAAGCTCGTCAGACAAGCCGACATAGTCAGCGCCGCCGAACTGCCGGTCGACGTCAGAAAGCTGTTTCTGCGTCTCCGGAGACAAATAGTGCTGCGCTTTGACGGCGGCGGAGATTAGCGCGTTGTTGCGCTCCGCGCCGGGCTTCTCCAAGATCTTCTGTGCAGAGGATTTCACTTCATACCCGATGCCGAGGCTGTCCCGCGCCTGCTCTGTAGCGGTGTCCTTCGCCTGCTGCAGGATCTCGGCTTTCATGCTGTCCGGCATGGCCTTGTAGTTCTTGTCGTTCATGAGCGAGGTCACGGCGGCGGAATACGCGTCGCCGTAGGCTTTCTGATACATGCTGCGCTGCTCGAACGTCAGGCTGACAGCCTCGCCGTCGACCTTCAAAGAGCGCGGGGCAGTGCGGTCAGGATACAGAGAGGTGTTCGTCGCCTCGCTGATTTTCTCGATCTCGGAGGATACCGCGTCCGGCTTGTACGTTGTGACGTTGCCGGGATTGATATTCCGGTTCATGAAGTTGCGGATGCCGCCTTCGTTCTTGACCGGATTTCCCCAGACGTCCGTCTTCGCCGGAAGCGTCTCCCGCAGGCCGGGGATGGACGCTTTCGCGTTGTCGACTGCCTGCTGCCAGACGTTATCCGAGGAATAGGCGTTCCGCTCCGTATCGTCGAGGCCCTGCGCAATACCGCGCAGCGAATTCGGAATGACGCTGGAAAGCTGGTTCGCCGCGTATTTCTGCGCCGCGTCCATCATCTTCCCACCCGGCGTGCTGGCTCCGCTGTACTCATAGTTCGTCGCCACGTCCTGGAACGTGGACATAACGGGCGTGTCCAAAACAGACTGCAGCGCGCCGGAAAGCGAGTTTCCGAGCACACGCCCGGCCGTCACGCCAGCCTCACTGCGGATATCGTCTGCAATGAGTGCGCCGGTCGTGAGCTGCGCGTTGAGCGGGTCGAGGAAGCCAATGGAAAGCAGCTGGTCGCCCGCCTGCCATTGCGCGCTTTCCCCGCGCAGATCCCGCAAAGCCGCGCTGATATTGAGCTGTGTGCCGTCAAGGCCGTGCGTCTTGCCGAGCGCGTCCTTGTTCTTGTCGTCATCGTCGCCGGTGACTTTCAACCAGCCGCGCAGCGCGCCTGCCGCCGCAATGGCGATCATGACGGAGCCGGTCAGCGCGCGGCCTACGCCCTGCACGGCTTTTGCCTGCTGCGCCGCTGTAAACTCGCCCTTCCGGGCAGAGTCGATCATGTTGATAAAATCCGCAGCTGCCACGCCGAGGCCCGCCGGGGAATACTCGATCGCCCGCGCGCCGAGGTTCGACGGGACCTGCGCAAACGGGAGCATGATGTCGCCCGCGCCAATGTCGCCGATATGCGCCTTGTTGAGCGCGTTCCTGACGCCGATCGCGGCGTCGAACAGAACCGTCTTGTCCTGGAACGTGCGGTAAAGCGCTTCCTGCTCGCCCGCGTTGCGGAGCGAGTCGTCGGTGATCTTGCCCCTCTCGTAGAGCCGGTCAATTCCCTTCTGGACGCTGGCCTCGATACCGCCCTTCTGGAATTCGTCGGTCGCGTTCAGGGTGTAGCCCTGATACGCTTCCCATACGGACATGAGCTTGGAGAAGACGCCGCCGGACATCTTGAAGGTCCGGTTGGACGTATTTTCGTACTTTCCGGCCGTGCCAGAAGCGTCGACGTCGAGGCCGACTTCCATACACGCCCGTGCGAGGCCGTCCATAGACCCCTTGCGCTTCGCCGCCGAGAACCACGACGCATCGCCCGCGACGCTGCGCGTGCCGGTGATCGTAGATACCAGCATGTCGAGCGGGACAGAGACGTTTCGTGCAATACTGTCAATGGGATCGAAAACGTTGTTCGAAACAAGGTTCCGCATGACTGTCGACACTTTGGACAGCATGCCCATGCGTCGGACCGTCTTGACCTGCTCCCCGGCGGATACCGCCCGCGTATCAGCGGCGATGTTGTAGATGCTGTCTGCCGCGAACGTCCGGAGGAAATCAAGGTTTTCCCCGCCGCCCGCCTGCGCTTCCGCCCGGGCGTAGTTCGCAATGCGGTTCATGGCCCAGTTGACAATGGGCGGGGTCTTGTTGCCGATGAGCGTACCGGTCTGGCGGGCCGTGCTGGCGCTCTTGATGATGTCGACCAGATCGTTGACGTTGACCTTCGCGTTCTCCTGCCCGGTGCCGACTGCTGCGTCGTACTGCTGCGCAAGCGCGCTGACACGGTTCATGATCTCGGCCTTGTTGGTCTTCTTCGCCGCGCGTTCCAGCGCCGCCGAAGCGTCCGCGACGATACCGCCGCCCGTCTGCCTGGAGTATTTGGCATACGCCTGCAGTGCCTGACCGGCTGCCGTGCCGTGCGCGGAGACCTCTTTGCGCCAGTTGGAATATTCCGTCCAGTCGCCGGTCTGCTCTGCTGCCCGGCGGTAGTTGTCGAGGATCGTCATGCCCATGTCGACCTCTTCGCCGCTCCAATTATGCTTCCCGCGCAGCTCTGCCATCTCCCCGGCGTAGTCCTGCGCCAGCCGCAGCCGGGCATTGTCAAGGCTCTTCGCCTCGGAGATCGTGTCATACATGATGGGCGTTCGCTGCGCCTCCGGCACGTCCCAGTCGGTTTCCATGCTATTGATGGTATTGCTCTGCGTCTGGGACTGCTTCGGCACAGATTCAAACTGGCTGCGCATCGCGCCCATATCATTTGCCGAAACATTCTGATTGACAGAATTCCCCGGTTGTGCTATAGTGGGATTGTAGCTAGTGTTATACGGGGCGTCTGGGGCGTGGTTGCCGGGGGGGCTTTGGCCTGTTGATCCGCTTCGAGCGGGCACATCGGTATCGTCGGAAACACTAGCTACTTCCGTATATTTTTTCAGGAAGCTAGGCTTGCTGTTTTCGCCGGTAACCACCATCTGCTTTGTCCCGAGCACACCATCGGACATAACTTCCTCAACGTAAAACGTCCGGTTTCCCATCCGCTTCTCATAGACGACTGTCGGATTTCCAAATCGCGTATCAAACCCGCGATACAGAACATCGTAGTTGTCAATGACGTTTTGGACGTCCCCAAGCATGTCCGCCGTGACCTTGTACTTGTCGTTCGACTGCGAGCCGTGCGAGCTTTCCACGTGCCGGATATCGTTGTCGCGGAGGGCATGCGCATACCCATCAACATTGATTCCAGCTGCACGCAGCGTTTCTGCCAGCTCCGGCGAAACGTCGGAGATCTTTAGATACTGGAACTGGTTCTGCTTATTGAACGCATTCTGAATAAACCTTGTGATCTGCTCTTTCGTTGCATTGAGCAGATTTTTCACGTTCTGCGGCTTATTCGTTGCAACGTCGGAAGAAATGCCGCTCACTGCCTCGGTAAACGTGCTGCGCATGGCCTCGTCCAATGCAGACGCCTCATTGCCTGTTATAACGCCCTCTGCGCCGCGTTCCGCCGTGCCCTGCGTCGTTTGCTGGGTGGTCTGGTTCGCGGCCTGTACCGGGCCTGTAAGCGTCTCACCGCGGTTCGTTGCCTGCATGGCTGCGTCAAGCAGTTCATCTTGTGTCAGCTGGGTGTTCTGCGCCTGATTCTGGCTGCGCGAACCGAGCGCGCGATTCAGCGCAAAGTTCCCCGCGCCGAGGATGCCGCCAACTGCTGCGCCGGTTGCAAATTCCTCGGCTGACTGATACGGATTGAAAACAGCGTCCCGGCCCTGCGCCGTATTGTCGAGCGACAGCCACTCCCGATCTCCGTCATAGACAAGCTTCTGCATGGCGCGGCTGATCGGGTTCTGAATGAGTTCTTCGCCGCCCTCTTCGATCGCGCCCTTGATCAGATTTTTCGCCTTGCTGAGCGCAGAAAGCGTGCCGTCGTTCATCCAGTTGTTGTTTTCCAGACCGCCGCCGACTTCGATCGCGGCATTTGCAAGGCCGGCTATCGTAGCAGCCAGAATGGCCTGCTCGTCTGTCGCTCCGGCCCCCTTTGCCTCTGCAAAGTTACCGCCGGTTTCCTGCATAAATGAAAGCCAATACGACGGGTCGCTGGAGATCCGCCGCATAACGGTTTCGATGCTGCCTGCAAGGCCGGAGCTGGTCTGCGTCAGCGTTCCTGCGCTCGAAGTGCCGAGCGTCAAAAGCGCAAGCGCAGCCTGCGGCAGCGCTGCAATGACACCGGTTCCGATCGTGTTTGCAACGCTGCCCGCTTTCGTATCGCTCCAGTTTGCTGCGGAGCGTTCGTTCAGCGAATCGGACGTGCTCTGGGTGTACTTTGCCCAATCATGGATCGGCTGCAAAAGGGAACTTGTGAACGCCGAATCTCCTTTTGCAAACTTCCCGTCCTTTGTAAACCCGCCGTTTAAATAACCTTCTACTGTTTCGACCGCCGTCGCTGCGGCGTCGGCAAAGTTGGCAATAGAAGCGTTGAACTGCCCGAGGCCTGCGCCAAGCATGGTGAAAAGCTTTCCGCCGATCCCCTTGTCGGTCTGCGGCTGGGCTGCGCTCTGCCGCTGCGCAATCGCTTGCTGCATGAGGCTGTCCGTCTGAGACGGGATGTTGAACCGTCCGGAATCCTGTACCGTCGGCAGGCTCCGCCATGCGTCCTTCTGCAGCTCCTTGACAGCTCTGGCGATCTGCTGCTGTTCTGCGCCGCGCATCCGGCCGGTGGTCACATTGTCGATGCTGGAAAAGCGCTCCGAGTCCCGCACGGTTGGGAGACTCTTCCATGCGTCCTTCCGCTCCGCCGCCTGCTGCGTCGCCAGCTCCATCAGCGTCTGCCGCTGGCTGAACTGCTCCTGCCGCGCGCCGGAGGTCGAAAGCTGCTGCGGGGCTTGGATCTGCGTGTTTGCCGCATCGTACCGGGCTTTCGCCTCGTTGTACTTTGCCTGCAGGGCGGACGTGTCCTTGCCGCGGATCTTCGCGACGGAGATCTGCCGGGCGAGGTCGCCCATCTCCTTCTGCGCCGTCGCGGCCTGCTTGCGCAGGGACGCGCGGTCGGTGCCGGTGGCCGTGGCCGTCGGCGTCTTCTGCGTGCCCGTGGAAGCCGCCGGGAACGTGTATGTACCGGAGCCGCCGGAAGAAGCGCTTCCGGAAGAGGATTTCCTGGGAGATTTCTTCCCGCTGCCGGTCTCCGCCGCGGCGGGGGCCGGGGCGGTCAGGATGGCCCACTGCGGGTCCTGCTTCGCTGCCGCGCGGTCGATATTGGCCTTGTAGGTCCTGTCACCTTTGCGGACGGAGATACTGCCGTCTGCCTCGCGCCGCCATGTGGAGCCGTCCGAGGCTTCCGCCATATCGCCCGCCATGCGCAGCTCATCAGCGAGCAATACGCCCTGCGCGGAGCTGATCTTGTACTCCGGGGTGGACGCCTGCTGGATGGCCTGATTCAAAAGCTCGTCGCTGGAAGACTGGTCGAGACCGGCCGTGACCTTCTCGGTCGCGGCCTTTGCCTTTTCAGAGGCAAGGCGGGCCTGCGCCTGCTCCTGGTCTCGCTGTTCCTGCGCGCTGCCGGTATAATCTGCGGCGGTGGTCTGCTGCGAGCTGCCGCCGGTCGCGGCGTCGAGTGTCGGCGTCTCGACTGTCGGGGAGGCGTCGAACGACGGCGCTTCCGACACAGCGGGCGCGGACACGCCCACCCTGCCGGTCATGGTCTGGCCGTTCTTCCATACCGTGACGCTGCCGTCGGCTTCCTTCCGCCACGTCGAGCCGTCGGAGGCTTCCGCCATATCGCCCGCTTTCAGGCTGCCCGCAAGCTGTTTGCCGTAGTCGGAATTGATATAATAATCTGCCATTCGCAATCCCCCCTGTCAGTACGGTTTGATTGACTGAAGAATTTCAATCAGCCGGTCAATCACGTCCGGCTTGTTGTGCAGCGCTGCAAGGTCGAGGCCGGTTCCCTTGCCCATGCGGTAGCAGCCGTCGCGTTCGCTCCAATAATCGCGCAGATGCACGACAAGGCGCTGGGCCTTTGGATAGTAGCGGAGCGTGTTGAAGCGTGTTTCCATGATTTCCGGCTGTTCCAGCTCCCAGAACTTTGCGGATTGGTTGGATGCTTTTAATTCGTCTTTTGTGGTCATGTGTACCTCCATGTGTTGTAATATACCGATGTTGCACAAGAAGAAAAAACACGCATCAATGCGCATAGAATGATGCGCGTATCAACAGAAAATGTGAAGAAATCCGGATTTTCTCTGCATTTTTGTGCTATACCCTGAACTGTCCTGCCGCAAGCCTGCACACCTCGTCGCGGTGCTCGGTCGTGACATATGGCAAGACGTGGTTGGTGAATGCGGAGTATGCGGCCCAGCGGTCGCGCTTCCGGCGTGGGACGTGCGTATGCAGGAGCAGCCTGCGAACGTCCGCTGGCTTGTAATGCTGTGCCTGCGTCATACCCCGCCTCCCACCTCAAGCCTGTGCTCCTTGATAATGCCAGAACTGCCCCAGAAGTCGAAATCCAAGCGTCCGGTATTTCCGTGACGGTTTTTTGCGACGATTGCGGTCAGCGTCTGCGCCTCCCATGGCTTCTGCTGCACATTTTCGTACATGGCCGGACGGTGAAGCAAAATCACTGCATCCGCGTCCTGCTCGATTGCACCGGAATCCCGCAGGTCGGCCATGCTGGGCTGTTTATCTGTCCGCTGCTCCGAGGCACGATTCAGCTGGCAAAGGCAGAGAATCGGCACGTTCAGTGAGCGGGCAAGGGCTTTCAGGGCGGCGCTGTTCTTGGTCACGCGCTCATAGATTGACAGTCCACGCTCATCACTGCGCACGAGGCCGAGGTAA